ATAGTAGATGACAAAGGAAATTATTATTTTGGAAGAGTAAATGAAAATTCTAAGGAAATTATATTAAATAATGCATATATGGTCTTAGCTTGGAATTTGCTTTTCCCAACAGGACCAAACGATGACAGTTTTATTCCAAAATATAAAAACAAGCCAATCGGGCTTATGTTCAATGACGAACTACAAGGTATAATTGAAGAGTGTAAGTCTGATAAGTATCCAAGACAAATATTTACATTGGACGAAGTTCAAAAAGAGTACAAAATATATTTTCAATCATTTTATAGCCGTGAATATGAAGTTAAATAAAACTTTTATTGTGTCTGCTTTGGTGGGCACTTTTTTATTGGACGACCTTCAGGCCGAATAACACTAATAAGACCGGGCGTCCAGCGTGTGCCCTCCCCTATTGTCCGCTGGATCCGCATCACCGAATCAACCTCGATAAGCAAATCCGCAATCTTGAATGCCTTCCTCATCGTTCTATTCAACAGGAAGCTGATCTTCGCCGCCTGCGGGCACAATGGACTACTGACTTGATGCTGATCGGTCAGCGCCCTCCGGGTGGTGGTCCCTAAATGGCCAATGAAAAGAATCTAATGTCTGCCGATGACTTAAATAACAGCTTGACACCATCTGAACGCGCGGCGAACGCCCGAAAAGCCGGCAAGGCAAGCGGCGAAGCTCGCAGGGCTAAAAAGACTATGCGCGAGTATGCTGACTTCTTACTTTCCCTGCAGGTTTCCGATCGGCGCAAGTGGAATAAGCTGTCTCATGCCGGTGTTCCGCCTGAGGGCTGCGACAATAAGATGCTAGTAACATTTGCGTTGATGCAGGCCGCACAGTCAGGAGATGTGCAGGCGGTTAAGGAGCTGAGGAACCTGATTGGAGAGGATCGCAATACGGAGGTCGGAGTTGAAAAACTCGATGAAATTTTAAAGGGACTGGATGACATAATGCAGCATGATTGAGTTTTCAAAAAAGCAGAAAGAATTTTGGCGTTGTTCAAATCATCGTTGGAATGTAAAATCCGGTGCGACCAGATCCGGAAAGACCTATCTGGATTATTACGTGATTCCTAAACGCATTCGCGATGTAGCTGATAAGGACGGCCTTATCGTTCTGCTGGGGAATACAAAGGGCACTTTACAGAGAAACGTTATTGAGCCGTTACAACGCATCTGGTCAACATCACTTGTATCGGATATTCGCAGTGACAACACTGCCGTTCTATTTGGTGAAAAGTGCTATTGTCTTGGCGCTGATAAGGTAAATCAGGTTGATCGCATTCGAGGATCTTCCATCAAATACTGCTATGGTGATGAGATAGTAACCTGGCACGAAGAAGTCTTTCAGATGCTGAAAAGCCGTCTTGATAAGCCTTATAGCTGTTTTGACGGAACCTGCAACCCGGATAGTCCAATGCATTGGTTTAAGAAATTTTTGAATTCTGACGCCGACATCTATTTGCAGGAATACCGAATTGACGACAACCCTTTTCTTTCCTCGGAGTTTGTCACTAATCTAAAGAAAGAATATGAAGGCACTGTTTACTATGACCGTTATATTCTCGGCCTGTGGAAAACGGCAGATGGTTTAATTTATCGGCAGTTTGCGGATGATCCTGAAAAATGGATGCTCCCATACATGACAGAACCGAAAGATCATCCAGGGGCATGGACGAACGAAGAACTAAAGGCACACGAATTCTGCAGTAAGATTGATTTTATCAGCATCGGCATCGACTTCGGCGGCAATCGCTCTCTGACAACATTCGTTGCAACAGCGGTCATGCGTAATTACAGTGAATTAACTGCATTGCGAGACTATCACATTGCAGGTAAAAAGGGAGAAATCGATGCTAACCGATTAGCACGCGAGTTTGTCACGTTTATCCGCAAGTTACAATCTGACTATCCTAGTGCTTACATTCGTTACTGCTTTGCCGACTGTGCAGAACAGTATTTGATCACTACCCTGCGCAAAGCGCTGCTCGCTGCCGGCCTGAATATTCCGGTTGGTGACAGTGATAAGAACGCCATTACTTCCCGTATCATCTGCACCAACACGCTGCTGAACACTAACAGACTGCATCTTTTGCGTGGCTGTGATTTACTGCGGGCAGGACTTGAAGGCGCTGTATGGGACAGCAAGGCGGCAGAAAAGGGCGAAGATAAGAGACTGGATGATTTTACATCGGATATTGATATTTTGGATGCGTTTGAATATTCCTTCGAGCGCTTTATGAGAAAGCTGGTGAAATAATTGGATACAATCGAAGCTGCACCGATTCTGCAATACCTTAACAACAAGTACGGCACGAGTCTGCAGACACAATATTACGATCACATTCGGCTGTGGAAAGCCTGGTGGTGCGGTTATGTAAAAGCTTTCCACCGCTATTATGAGTTGAGTGGTGACAAAAAGCTGGAACGCAAGCTTTATTCCATGAAGATGGCAAAAAAGGTTTGTGAAGACTGGGCTTCTATTTTACTGAACGAAAAGACAGAAATTGCAATTTCAGACGAAGCAAGCAGCGAATTTGTGCAGGGTCCGAAGCAAATAACCGGTGTTCTCGGAGAGAACGACTTCTGGAGTAAAGGCAATGAACTGGTGGAACGTGCCTTTTACAGTGGTACCGGTGCTTTTGTTCTTCGACTAGTAAATGCTCCGGTAAATAGTGATGGAATCGTTCTTCGTTCTCCTGAAACACGGATCGGCGTCCGCTATCTTGACGCACCATATATTTTTCCTATCTCTACACACGCTGGTAGAATTACGGAAGCGGCGTTCGCTTCTATACAGCTGGTACACGGAAAATATCAAGTCTATTTGGAAGAGCACACGCGCGGTACCGATGGGCTGTACACCATTACCAATGAACTTTTCGCCTATGATGACGGTTCCTTCCGCCAGCTTCCACTTCCGGATGATATTGCTCCAACCATTTCAACCGGATCCGCGATCCCTTGGTTCTCCATCATTGAACCAAATCTTTCTAACAATCTTCCCTATTCCAACGGAATGGGACTTTCTATCTATGCGAATGCTACCGATGAACTTCAAAATGTAGACATTGCTTTTAATAATTTCGTTAAAGACTTTAAGCTCGGCGGCAAGAAAGTTTTTTATGACCAGTCTCTGGTTCGCCGTACTGAGAACGGTGCGGTCATTACGCCTGACGACATGGCACAACAACTATTTCTTACAGTCAAATCCGGAAACGATCTGGACGGAGACAAAAGCCTGCCGTTGCATGAGTACAATCCTACATTGCGGGTTGATGAAAATACAAAGGGAATTCAGGCGGCTCTCGACTATCTCAGTTTCAAGTGCGGACTCGGCACTCGTTTTTATTCCTTTGACGGTGGTACCATTCAGACGGCCACACAGTATACCGGTGAGCGTCAGGATCTTGTGCAGAATGCCAACAAGCATTACATAGTAGTGGAACGGGCTTTACAGAATCTTGTGCGTGGTATTCTTTATATTGGCCGTGAATTTCTCGGTCAGCCTGTAGACGAAAACTGTGATATTGAAATTAAGTTTGAAGATTCCTACATCATTGACAAAGAGCAGGAACGGGAACGCGATCGACAGGATATACGCGACGGCCTTATGCAAAAATGGGAATACCGCGTCAAGTGGTACGGAGAATCAGAAGAAGAAGCAAAAGCAATACTCGGCCCCACTGTTGATGTCACAAATCCTTTTGACTTTAAACAACAGTCTGGTGATAACAATGCTGCCACCTGAGTATCTTGAACACGCCGCAGATGATATTGTTGATTTGTACAGTCAGCTTGATCAGCTCATCATACGTGATATTGTACGGCGTATTATGAAAGCCGGACGCATTACAGATACAGCCGCCTGGCAGATTGATAGAGTGCAGGACTCCGGTCTTCTTTATAATGAGGTAATCGCCGAAGTCTCAAAATTCAGCGGAGCTTCAGAATCACAAGTCCGCGCGTTATTTCAGGACTTTGGAGTGGAGGCGATCAACTATGATCGTACCATTTACATAGCAGCCGGTCTTTCTCCTCCTCCGCTTGCCATGTCACCTGCAGCACAGCAGGTTTTGAATGCTGGTCTGGTAAAAACAAGCGGATATCTGCAAAACTTAACTCAGACGACCGCCAGCGGCGCACAGCAAACTTATATCCATGCCGCAACGATTGCAGAAATGCAGGTTGACAGTGGGGCTTTTGATTATACGACAGCAATCCGCAATGCAGTACGTTCCGCTATTGAAGGTGGGAACTGGATCACTTATCCCACCGGCCATCATGACCGTTTGGATGTTGCAACCCGCCGCGCTGTAATGACCGGCGTTAATCAAACATCGGCACAGGTAAGTCTTGCTTATGCCGATGACATGGGATGCGATCTCGTGGAAACGACGGCGCATATCGGTGCACGTCCGGAACATGCCGTTTGGCAGGGTAAAGTATTCTGCCGATCGGGAAACAATCGGAAATACCCTGACTTTGTGGAAAACACACGGTATGGATATGGGGACGGCCTTTGCGGTTGGAACTGCCGCCACAGCTTCATGCCTTTTTTTGAGGGATTATCCGAAAGTGCTTATCCGAAGCAAAAGCTGGATGAATACAAGAACAAGACCGTCGAATATCAGGGCGAAAAAATGAGTTATTACGATGCTACCCAACGGCAGCGGGCGATGGAACGCGCTGTTCGTGACAGCAAGCGGCAGGCAGCCGGATACGACGAGGCGGTAAAATCCGCAAAAGATGAAGCCACTGCAAAAGCCATGAAGCAGGAGTTTAACTCTGCAGCAGTAAAACTCAAACAGCAGGAATCAATTCTAAAAGATTTTACGCAGAAGACGGGTCTCGAACGCCAGCGGAACCTGGAACAGGTCGTCGCCGTCAAAACGTCAGTTGGGAAAACGGTCTCGTTTGGTCGTAGTCCAGCGCAAAAAGCCGTGTGGGTGAATAAAAACTTTCAGTTTATAAAGTCGGACTCATCAGTAAAAGCTATTTCTGGTCTGCCAAAACGAATTGATTTGCCCGATGAAAAGATACAGCACACGGTTTCCGTTGATCTTCCAAAACTGCATGGCGCTGTCCCAGAGGGAAGTCAAGCCACTGACGTTTATGTGATGGCGGGAAAAGGAACGCGCACTCCGATAAGGGATCTAAAGCGACTTTACACTCAGTACCCACAAGCTGGACCTGCATCTGACTGGCAAAAGAAATCCGGGACTGTATATTCCAATTATCACCATTATGTGATACACTGGTATGAAAATAACGGGTTTGTTCCTGGGCCTGAAATAAAATTGAAAGGGGCGAAATAATCATGAAAGTTAGATATATCGGCCAAAGCTTTGGCATTGACGGCTTAACCAACAAAACTGTTTATGAAGTAATTGGTATTGAGCCAGACGTTGGTGCCCTCCGTATCATTGACGATAGCGGCGAAGACTATCTTTATTCGCCCATCAATCCGCGTCCACTTTCCGGCGATGGCCCCGGTGGTAAATTTGAAGTCGTTGAAGACGATGAAAAAGGTACCCTCCGTAAAATCATTCATAGTTAAACCGCCTGGCGTATTGCTCGGCGGTATTTTTATACTCAATTTTAGAAACAGGCAGCCTTTTTAAGGGCTGCTTTTTTCATACCTTTTCCCCTCGCAGGGATTTAAAGAACGAGGGGCTGTTCAGTCGCAGAGCGGCTGCGGATTTATAAATTAAAACAATTTACAACAGGAGGATTTTCAAAATGGATTTATCAAAACTTTTCGGAGACAAGGCATTGACCTATGCTGAATTCAGTAAGGCAGTGACCGACGGCAACATCAAGCTTGCAGACTTGTCGGAGGGAAATTATGTAGATAAAGGCAAACTTGACGACGCCAAATTAGAACTCAAAACCGCCAATGACTCCATTGCAGACCTGCAGGGCAAAGTGAAAGAATTTGATGGTGTTGATGTAAAAAAGCTTAAAAGTGACATTGAAGAAGCACAGACCAAATACGACACCGATATTGGTGCGCTGAAAAAGTCCAGTGCTATTAATCTCGCCTTAGTGGGTGCCAAAGCCCGTGACGTCAAGGCGGTCCTGCCGTTTATCAACATGGACGCCGTAACCATTGACGGTGACAAGGTACTCGGACTTGACGAACAAGTGCAAAATCTTAAAAACGACAAGGGCTTTTTATTTGAAGAAGAAAAGGCCGCCGAAAACAATCAGACTGCCGGGTATGTCAGCAGTGCAGGAGAGCATCACGACTCCCCTGATACAGAGCTCGATACATTTGCCGCGGCAGCTTACAAAGCCGCCGGAGTATCTCCGGCAGAAGAAACAGGAGGTAAAAAATAATGCCTAACTCTATTGAATACGCACAGAAATTTGTCCCGGTAATTGACAGCATTTACAAAGCTGCAGCTATTACCAATGGAATGGACGCGGCTACAAAGCCAGACTTCACCGGCACTAATGAAGTAAAAATCATGAAGGTGGAAACATCTGGACTTGGTGACTACAGCCGTCAAAACGGATATCCTCACGGCAACACCACCGTCGGTTGGGAAACACTTAAACTGACGGAAGAGCGCGGTACCGAAATCAATATCGATCGTATGGACAACGAGGAAACACTTGGAATGGCCTTTGGTACTGTAACCGGTGATTTCATGCGGGTCCATGTCGTGCCGGAACTCGACGCTTATCGGTTTGCAAAGTATGCCAGCGCTTCCGGTATTCAGAAAGCAACTGCAGTCGCGCTCACAAAGGATACCATTATCCCCGCAATTGATGAGGCTGTGAAAGCACTGGACAGTAAAGAAGTAACCGCCGAAGGCCGTCGTCTGTACATCAACAGTGACTTAAAGCCGATGCTTGCACAGGCGCTGAACCGCCAGTACGGCAGCGACAATGCGGTAAACAATCAGCTGCAGAGCTACAATGGCCTGCCGATTGCCTACGTTCCCCCAACACGCTTTCTGACAGCAATCACACTAAACAGCGGCGCGGATAAGTTCGGCTTTGAAAAGGCCACTGGCGCAGCAGCAATTAACTTCATGCTGATCGATCCAAAAGCAATTACGCAGGTAGTCAAATTTGCACTGCCGAAAATTTTTGATCCGGACACCAACCAGAAAAACGATACTTGGCTGTTCCAATACCGAGAATATCATGACGCTTTCGTGCTGGATAACAAAGCAAATGGTATTTATCTGCACGCACAGCCGACCGCTTGAGGTGATAAAACATGCTGATTAAAAAAGGCGGAATTTACCGCAATATTGAAAGCAAAAATTTTCTTCACTACAAAGCGCAGGGATATGATGCAGCTGAGCCGGAGGAGCCTAAAGAAGACCTGGAACAATCCGAGACACCAGATTCCGAAAAATCTGAAAAGTCGAAAGGAAAGTGATTTGCTTGTATGCAGATTTTGCTTACTATCAGGGGACCTACCATGGTTCCCTCGTATCGGAAGCCGATTGGTCGGCTATTGAGAGAGAGGCCGAAGGGTACGTTAACCTACTGACTTACTGGCGGTTAAAATGGAACCATACGGAAGATATTCCCGACGAAGTAAAACTGGCAGTCTGTGCAGTCGCCGATGTCGTACTGAATGAACATGCGGCAGCTAAAAAGGCTGTATCCCATGAGGATATCAAATCATACAGCAATGACGGCTACAGCGAAACCTACGAATCCATGCAAGTCGTTAAAAGCCAATATGCCGTGCAGAAAGAGGATGCAGTAAATCTGTACCTTCCTCTTTCCCACCCTCTGCGCTATGCGGGGGTGGACTGATATGCAGATGGCAAATGAAGATATCACGATCTACAACAAATGGTATAATCGTGAAACCCGACTCGACGAATGGATTCGCACACAGATTTCCGGAGCCTCTTGGCATTCTACCCAGGCCGTAACCGTTGGGGACAAAGGATTGTTTTCTGCAAACACTTATACCGTTCGTATTCCGGTCTCTTCCAGCCCCTGTGACGTTGAATTCATTCTTCCGGAAAATTACTCAGCAAAACAAAAGTCCTCCCTACCGAGATTCTGGACGATTCAAAACGGTGACATCGTTGTGAAGGGGCTGGTCGATGATGAAATCAAAAAGGCATCCGACATCACACAAAAATACAGCAATGCTTTTGTTGTAACAGGGTGGAAGGATAATCGTCGCGGTCCCTTTTCTGCGCAGCACTGGAGGATTGACGGAAAATGAGCAATCCTAATCTGGTCGTATCAACTCCACGCGGTGAGATTGTTACTGTCACCACCAAGTCGGGAAAAGTTACTGCAAAGCTGACCTGGTCTGCTGACTTTGGATCCAAAAAGACGAATGATTTCAGCCGCGCACAGAAATTTCTCGACAGCGAGATTTTACGCACCACTACCCCATTCGTTCCTATACGATCCGGCGCTTTAAGGAAATCCGGACAACTTGGAACTGTTATCGGGTCCGGAGATGTGATTTGGAACGCACCATACGCAAGAAAGCAGTATTACAACACTGCCACATCCCGCGTTTATGACGCGCAATGCGGTGCAAAGTGGTTTGAACGATCAAAGATACAGAACAAGTCCGCTTGGATAAGAGGCGTCAAAAAGATTGCAGGAGGTGGATAATGACAATTATCGAAAGCCTATACCAATATTTCAAAGCGTGTCCTCTTCTCGGAGACAACAAAATCAACATCGATTACCTGCCGGAAAAAAACCGTGAATATACAATTGACCCCATCACGGGTGATCCAGTAATCAGAAAGTATATTAGAGGTCCGGCACTTAAACAGTATTTATTTGCCTTTGGCAGTCGGGAAGCGTATGGACCAGATGCTCTGCAGAATCTTTCCAACAGCGGATTTTATGAGCAGTTTGCCGAATGGCTGGACACGCAGACCAAAATAAAGAATTTTCCTAGCATGGAAGATCAAAAGCCGATACGAATCGAAGCACAGTCAAGCGGTTATCTGTTTAATTCAGATGCCGAAATGGCGCGCTACCAGATTCAGTGTCGGCTTATTTATTACGAAAATTAAAAAGGAGGAATTATTTTGAAACTTTCCGAATTAATGAAGGACGTTATTCCAAAGTCCGATTATGAAGGTTTCGTCGGAAACGATGATTTTGTATTGGCAATCGACACTGCTGCATCCGGTACCACAGAAAGTGCAGTGGGCGATTTTTCGGTTGTACAGATCGGAGTCAACAAGGCAGAAGGATCTGTAGACTCCGAAACAAAGGACAACACCTACATCAGAACCGGTAAAATGACAACCAAAACCGGTGCGCAGCGCAAATTCTCTGTTGAGGGTGCACGCTATTCGGGAGATGCTTTTCAGGACTTTTGCCTGTCTCACGCAATCCAGTTTGGGCGCGGCGCTGCAGTCGTACGGTCGTACGTGTATTTCAACATGTTAACCGGTAAGGGTGAAAAAGGAAAAGTAACCATCATCCCATCCGATACGCAGACAGGAGATGCCGGAGAAAATGCAACGTTTAAGGTAGAAATGACTTCTACAGAAGCCCCGGTCGAATACACTTACACGGTCTCTACAGGAGCTTAAAAATAATTTTATTTGGAGGAATCAACTATGGCAGAGTTTGAAATCAACGGAGTAAAACTGAATTTGGATTTCATGGATGCAGATGACGCTGAAAAAGCTGAAACCGAGATTCTGAATGCAAAAGCAGTTATGGATAACATGAATGGAGAAGGAATCAAAGACTCCCAAACAATTAGAACGGTTTGTTCAGTTGTCTCAACATGTTTTGACAATATTTTTGGAGTTGGAACGGGTGACCGAGTGCTCCTCGGAAAAAAGAACCTTAAAATTGCGATGGATGCGATTGTTGGTCTTGTCGAAGAAAAGCAGAAGCAAGGAAATGAATTGATGTCTAAATATAGTCCGAACAGACTTGAACGCCGTCATCCGTCTAAAAAATGAATCTCTTAATTGACGAATTACCAAACGAAATCGACGGAGTCCCAATTCGGACTAACTTCTCCGCCATGGTACTATTCGAACTTATGCTTGCTGATTCTAGTATCCCGAATGAAAATAAAATCGCACTGGCATTAAATTACCTATACAAGAAGCCCGTCTCTGACCTCAAAAAGGCCGTTGACGGGCTTCTTTGGTATTACTCCTGCGGTCATCCACCTAACGAAAGCAAGTCCGAATTCTCCGGGGGAACATCGTTAAAGCGGGCATATGATTTTGAAATTGACGCCCCTATGATCTACGCCGCATTTATGCAGACCTATGCAATTGATTTAAACAGTGCAAATTTACATTGGTGGAAATTCTGCGCACTCTTTCAGGCATTACCGGAAGACTGCAGGATTTCAAAGATCATGGGATATCGAACAATGGACTGCTCAAAGCTTAAAGGCGAAGAAAAGAAATTTTATGAAGAGCAGCAAAGCAAGTACCAGTTAGCACCTCTAGGCATCGAAAAATTATCCCTTACAGCAGCCGAAAAGATGGCTAAAGATCGTGTAAAAGCAAGATTTGCAGAAGCTGAGAAATGGAAAAGGGGTGAAATATAATTGTAAAAATAAAATGCCCTTTCTGCGGGTATGAAATGCCTGAGCGCTATAGTAAGGAATCTAACAGCTCTGGTGTTTTTATACGATGCAAAGGACGAAAATGTAAGCGTGAATTTGAAATAAAAATTCAAAACGGGAAACAGGTCAAGTAGTGCCATTATGTGCCGATGACTCATCTGGAGGTAGTCATATGGCCTATGATGGCTCGGTAAATATTGATTCTAAAATTGACAGTTCCGGATTTTCGAAAGGACTCTCTAAACTCGGGGGGATTGCAAAATCATCCTTAGGAGCTGTTACCGGAATTCTTGGCGGCGCGGCCACAGCATTAACCGGGGCTGCTACAGCCGGCGTTAAGTACAACGCTCAGATGGAACAGTATAACACCAGCTTTACAACGATGCTGGGAAGTGCAGAAAAATCTCAAAGCTTAGTGGCGGACCTTAAAAAGTTTGCAGCTGATACACCATTCGAATTTCCTGATCTCGCGAAAGGGACACAAACACTGCTGTCTTTCGGCGTCTCTTCCAATGATGTTATGGGCGATTTAAAGATGCTCGGTGATGTCAGCCAAGGAAATACAGAACGATTTAATTCACTGTCCCTTGCATTCGGGCAGGTATCTTCTGCCGGAAAAATGTCCGGACAAGACCTCCTGCAGTTTATTAATGCCGGATTCAACCCATTAAATGAAATGGCGAAGAAATCCGGAAAGAGTATGGCTGATCTGCGCGATGAAATGAGCAAAGGACAAATATCAGCCCAGGACGTCGCAGAAGCCTTTCAATCAGCTACCAGCGAAGGCGGCCAATTTTACAATGCCCTCGAAAACCAAAGTAAAACCTTCAACGGACAACTTTCCACATTAAAAGACAATGTATCATCGTTCCTTGGTGAATTAACCTCCGGACTGCAAAGTTCATTGAAAGACACCGCCCTTCCAATGGTGAACGGCTGGATGGAACAGCTTCAGTCTGCCTTTGAAACCGGAGGTGTTCAGGGCGTTGTTTCTGCATTTGGAAATGTACTCTCACAGGCAGTCACAGCGATAGCAGCACAAGCGCCACAGATGATAGATTTAGCGGTGTCATTGATTCAGGCACTGGTTCAGGGACTTTCCGACAATGCACCGCAGATTGCCAATTCTGCTTTTGCTATTGTTTCAGCTCTTGCGACCGGAATTCTTAACCTACTCCCCGATATCGGAAACTTGGCATTAAAGTTAATTCTATCTCTCGCACAGTCTTTGTCGGACCATGCTAATCAAGTCGTATCCGGGGCAACACAGCTCATTACATCATTAGTTAATGGTTTGATACAGGCGGCCCCCCAATTAGCAAAAGCTGCCGCAAGTCTGGCGAGTTCTTTTTTTGATGCTCTAAACAAGCAACACCCTGTAGGAACACCCCTTGTCGGTGCTGTTGTCGCAGCTATCGGTGCCTTTAAGGGTTTGGATAAACTAGCGTCCGGCATGACTGCCATCACTAATTTAGGCAGCACCTTTGAAAACTTTTCTACCCCTATTAAAAATGCAAAAGACAATATTGATACGATTAAAATAGCCGGAATGCTGATGGGAGATAAATTAAAATCTCTTGGTCCAATGATTTCTACCGCCTTTAGCGGGATTGGATCCGGGATTTCAAAGGTATTTGGAGTAATTGCCGCACATCCTATTATTGCCGTTATCACAGCAATTGTAGCTGGAATTATTTATCTTTGGAATACCAATGAAGGATTCCGAGAAGCTGTTACCAACGTTTGGAATGCAATCTGTGGATTCTTCACCAACACGATCCCCGCCGCATGGAATTCTCTTGTAGCATTTTTTAGTGGCATTCCTGCCTGGTGGAACGGGATATGGACGCAAGTTGGACAATTCTTCTCCGATTGCTGGAATGGAATCATCCAATTTTTTACTACCACAATTCCCGCGTGGATTGCTTCCATCGGCGCATGGTTCGCACAGCTTCCTTATAATATAGGGTTTGCTATCGGACAAATTATCGGATTTTTCATTAATATGGGCGTTTCCATTTGGAATTGGATTACCGTAACACTCCCGCAGATTATTATGGGGATCGTTCAATGGTTCGCGCAGCTTCCAGGGCAAATCTGGACGTGGTTATGCAATGCAGTTGCTTATGTGCAGCAATGGGGATCAAATACCTATAACGCTGCTGTGAATGCCGCGTCTTCCGCTATTTCAGCAGTGATTGACTGGTTCTGTCAGTTGCCGGGAAACATCTGGAATTTCTTATGCAACGCTATTTCTTATATTGGTCAATGGGGCTCTCAAACCTTATCAGAAGCAACCAGTTGGGCATCTCAGACAATCAGCAGCATTGGGAACTGGTTCTCTCAGCTCCCGGGAAATATTTGGAACTGGTTATGTCAAGTGATTTCCGATATTGGAAGCTGGGGATCCTCACTAATTAGCCAAGGCGCAGATGCCGCTCAGGGTTTGTTTGATGCAGTTGTCAACACCGTTCAGCAAATACCGGGGAAAATGCTTTCTATCGGCGAGGATATTGTACATGGAATCTGGAACGGAATTTCCGGTGCCGTCGGATGGTTAGGAGATCAGATATCCGGCTTTGGAAATGGAATTGTTGATGGACTTAAATCCGTATTGCATATCGGATCCCCATCTCGTGTCATGCAGGATGAAGTCGGCGCATGGCTGCCCCCTGGTATCGCAAATGGCTTTCAAAAAGCTATGCCAAAAGCTGCAGAATCCATGCAAAAGCAGTTAAGCGGAATGACGTCTCGGCTGCAGGCGGCTGTATCAATATCCCACAATGTTATGAGGAGCCAAGTCGCTTCAAACGCCGGAACCCCTTACCAAGTTATAGAAGGCAGAAGCCATGAACCTTATAGCATTGGAGGCGACACCTTTAATTTCTATCAACCGGTTCCTACAACACAATCAACCTACAGAGCCGTAAAACGCGCAAAGAGGGATCTAGCATATGACTGATATATTAACGTTAACTCTAAAATCGAACAATAAAACTCTCATACTGGGAGATGACACAAAATATAGACTGATATCTTTAGAAGGAATTGAAGCAAGCGACATTACTCTAAATCTACAAAAGAACGCCCAATTTGATGGAAGTCAGATGATTGGATATCGAGTCGAACCACGTGTAATTACCATCGAAGCAGATTACCCAGCAGAGGACAGTACTGAAGATGTACGCCATATGTTGGAAGACTTTTTCGTTGTACAGCATCCTGGGGACCTGACCGTAAATTATATGGGAACCATTCGTCACATTGCTTATTATGTAACCTCTTTTAAAGACAAACGTCAAACTCTTTTAGAACCATTGACTTTTTCAGTAGAACTTACCTGCCCCAACCCCTATTTTATCGGAGATGAGTTTTCAGATAATATCGCTGGGAAAGTGCCGATGCTTTTGACGCCGTTTTCGATTTTCAAAGGAGCAAATCTTACTTTGGCATACCGCAAATACAACAATGAACTAACTGTCGTAAATCCTGGTGCCGTATCGACCGGACTCGAAATAGAATTCATTGCAACAAACGTCGTAAAGAATCCGCGAATAGACAACCTGACAACCGGAGAATTTTTACGGGTAATCGTAGATATGAAAGCCGGAGATCATTTAATCGTTACGACCGAACACGGAAATAAGCGCATTGAATTAAACGGGGTCAACATCAGTCAGAAAAAAGACCGCACCAGTACCTTCTTTCAGATTTTGGAAGGAGAAAATACGCTTTCTTATACCGCAGATGATGGGTATACCAATTTAGAGGTATATCCCCGCTGGTCTGCAAAATATTTGGGGGTATAAATATTGATTGATTTAATTATTTTAAACGCTGATTTTGCAGAACTTGGCTCGCTCGATGATTTCTCTTCTTTAATCTGGGACCGCAAATATTACGAAACCGGAAACTTTGAGCTTCACTGTTCTCCAAAATATTTTCCGCTTTTTATGGGAGCCGAATACATCTGGTCTAAGGGACTGGTGGAAACCGGGATCATTCAAGACGTATCCTACGATAAAGAAAAGCACGACACCATTGTAAAAGGTCATTTCTTAGAGGATATCCTTTGCGGCCGTTTAATTACCGACATTGTCAAAGGTACCAAGACGCCGGAAGTTTGGGCGCGGGAGTGGATCACAAACTACTGCATCACCCCGGCTGACAGCAAGCGAAAAATAGCCAAGCTGTCTCTTGGAACAATGCACGGTCTCGGAACGCCGGTACCGGTGCAAACCAGAGGGGACGATCTTCCTTCAAAAATCAGAGAGATTGCAACACCGCAGGAATGCGGATTCCGGATTCTGTACGATTATCCTCATGACCAAATGTATGCCGAAATATGGCAGGGACTTGACCGCACAGAAAATCAAGCTGTTCACTCGCTCGCAGTATTCTCAGACGAAGAGGAAACATCCTCCCTATCCACTTATACCCGCAGCGCCGGAGATTACCGCAACTTTGCATATGTCGCTGGTGAAGGGGAAGATGCTGACCGTATTATCGTGACCGTTGACCAAACAAACGGCAATCCGAGAAAAGAACTTTGGGTTGATGCGCGCGATTTACAACGGGAAAAAGACGATACCGATACCACATACCAAGCCAAACTCATTCAGCGGGGGAAGGAAAAGCTCGCCCAATATCCGATTGCGGAATCTGCTGATTTCTCCGTGCTGACTTCCAACACCCTGATTTACCGTGAAGATTATGACTTGGGCGATCTCGGAACGGTGATCGATCAGGAAACCGGGATTAAATATACTGCCCGAGTCGAGGAGATCGAAGAAGTTTGGGAAAACGGCTCTCATACCGTCACCCCGACACTAGGGAAATCTCCGTCTACCATACTGGGAAAAGTCAAGCGCGAGGTAAACGAAGTCGGAAAAAGTGCTGAAACGCCGCAGCTGTCACCAGTTGCACGCTCCGGAGAATATTCAGACTTAAAAGGAATTCCCACAGGCTATTTAACGAAAGCAGACTTATTAACATATGTTTTTCCAGTCGGTACTTATTATATTTCCTTTAATAATGTGTCTCCTGCCTCTTTTTTAGGGGGCACATGGATGCGGCAAGAAGATGTTTTTCTTTACGGTTCGACTCAAGATGAAATGAAAAATGGAACATATTACGGCGGCAGCAAAACAAAAACGATCTCGCAAGACAATCTACCCAACGTAGGACTCTATACGCACGGATATTATACAGTCGACAATAATCACGATGGCAGTACTGTACAAGTACGAGCCAGAGACTATCTTACAAACGATCCGACTGATTGGATTGGTGCTTTAGGTGGAGGTGGAAAAGCAATGGATATTATGCCTCCATATGTTGGTGTTCATATGTGGAAACGATTGTCTTAAAAGGAGAATAAAAGTTATGAAAATTTTGGATCAGCAGGGCAATGAAATTCTAAATCCGGATCTTACGAAAGGCCATCTGGAATTAGATAAGCTGACAATCCACCATGACGCCGTGACGGCTGTTGCAGAGCAGTCGCATATTGAAGTTATAAAAGAATATGAAAACGGCGGCAAAGATGTAGAAAAAGTTGTTGACGTACCGGGAATATTGGGCTGCGACGCTTATGACACGTACGAGGATATAGAGCGCTATATCCCCTATACCGCTGCCGAACTGGCAGCAATCGAAAAGCAAAAAAGCACGCCGACTATTCCTGATCGACTGGCGGCGGTAGAAGAATTACTGTTGTCCCAGATGATTGGAGGTAATGCGTAATGATGAGTGCGAGCGCCAATTTTTTAATGCTTCAGTATAAACTAGGGCGCGTTACCGTCGATCAGATTCACTCTCTTATTGGGAAAAATCTGACACAGGCGGAAGCTGACCAAATTACAGGGGGTGAAAAATAATGGCACTAAAATACGGAATCTTTCCCGGTATTAAAACAGGACAAACAACAGACGGACTTCCAATCTCCGACCGTGCTGTTGACGATCAATACTTCGCACGGTATCATTCCATGTTCCTTTCGAACGGTGTTTATGGAAAGACATCTGATAATTTTCAGGTAGTCGCCGGGGACGGCTTAGTTGTGACATTAAAGCCGGGAGATATTTTTATCAACGGCTGGTATGCGTATGATTTGGAAAGCAGCACTTTGACTGTCCCAACCCCCGATGCTACGACGATATACCGCATTGTAGCACAGCTGGATCAAATAGACCGGGATATTCATTTCGAAGTGAAGGCCGGATCTAACGGGGCTGCCCCCGCTTTAGAGCGAACGTCAGATGTGTATGAACTTTGCCTCGCGGAGATCAGTCTTTCCAGAGGAGTTACAAAAATCACGCAGTCCAATATTCGGGATACCCGGCTGGACACAAATCTCTGTGGCCTTGTAACAGGGGTCATCAATCAGGTAGGTACAGACACTTTACTCTCTCAGATGGAATCATGGTTTGCTGACAAAAAGGCGGCGAATGAAGCAGATTTTAAGCATTGGTACGATACATTTACCGCACAGTCTGAAAGTAATTTTAACACCTGGTTTGCAGGAATTAAAAACACACTTGGCAGCGATACGGCAGGACATTTACTGAATTTGATCAATGCCATATCAGACAGCAAAGGTCAGGCAAACGGAATTGCCGGACTGAACAGTGACGGTGTTGTCCCTCTGGAACAGGGCGGTACCGGGCAGAAATCACTTTCTGCTTTTCGTAATGCGGCTGGATTAGGAAATACAACCGGTCCGCTGCCAATCGCAAATGGTGGTCACGGATGCAATAACCGCGTAGATGGTCTGCACGCGATGGGCATTAACTGGGGGACCTCGGCAGCGCCTACCACTGCAGCCGCCAACAGCTTTTATATTCAACTATTATGATTGGAAGTGATTTAGGTGGCTGAATGGTATGGCGGCAATAGTGACTACAGTTATTACTGGGGCACCAGTACAACCCAAGCATACTTATCCGCATATGTCGAAATTATCAGCGAATATACGGCACGAGTTCATGTACATACATCCACTGCCTGTATCAACGGTGGAATGAGTGAATACGGTGTTCATACGCAGTGCGGTGTTGAAAGCTACAGCGCGGACGGAGAAGGGATTTACAGCGGAAATGGAAACTGGGTTGGGCAAGTGGAAGGCTCCTGGGACTTTAGTCGGGGTGCCAGTGATTATAACGTTACGGTATTCGGAAAATACTGGGGCGATACAGTCAACGGATACGGCCCTGCCGGCAACAGCGGCGAGGTTTATGGAACTCTTACAATCCCTGCACGGCCTTATTATCCTGCCGGCGCTCCATCCGCCAAAGTATCTAAAACCCAAGTGCCGATCGGGATGGCCATCACATTATCGTGGACAAAATCCAGCACACAGGGCAATGCAAACTTTGACCATTTCGAAGTAACAGACGGACTCGGTGCACGACTGTATGTTGGAGCCGGTTCAAGTATTCAGACAGTACCGAGCAAAATACTTGATCAGTATGGCAAAGACAATTACTATAAGCGGATATTAGAAGCCAACAAGGACTTTAAAAAAGGCTGGGTGTATTACGCTGTCTGGGAAGTACACGAATGGTACGGATCTTATCCGTCCTCCCCCATTTGCTGGATTGGCGTGGAGGTTAAATCCGGTGTGATCACGGTGTACGACTCTGCTGGAAAAAAACACGTTGGACTCGTGACTGCCTATGATGCAAGCGGAAAGCCTCACTTTGTTTTGATCTCAGCTTACGATTCCAGCGGGAAAAGGCACGATACACAATAAGGAGGATAAATCATGGATACCAAAGTCGTTATTTACACTGACGACCTCTATAAAGAGGCTGAAAAAGAAATCAATCACCAGGAAGCTGAGAAAGGAGATGCAGAATAATGGATATCGTACAAATGCTTTGCCCGCCTGAAAAATATGGGATCAAATGCCCCTACCCCATGGCTCCGACCCGCGTCGTAATCCATAATACATATAACGACGCATCCGCACGCGATGAGATCGCTTATATGATCGGAAACAACAACGAGTGCTCTTTCCATTATGCAGTTGACGACCAGGAAGTTGTGCAGGGAATCCCGGAAAACCGGAATGCCTGGCATGCAGGCGACGGAAACGGCCCCGGAAACCGTCAGGGAATCGCGATTGAAATTTGTTACAGTTTATCCGGTGGGGAACGTTTTGACGTCGCAGAGCGCAACGGTGCGCAGCTGGCGGCTATGCTTCTTAATAAGTATGGCTGGGGCATTGATCGGCTCACCAAACACCAGGATTATATGGACAAGTATTGTCCCCACCGGACACTTGACCGAGGTTGGGGACGCTTTGTAGAAATGGTGCAGTCCTATATGAATGGGAACACTCCGTCTGATATTGCCAGTACTGCCCCCGCTGATCATACCGGCAAAGTCAGTGCTGCCTATCGAGTGCGCACTAAAGAGGACGGCTGGCTTGATGAAGTCTGGGATGATAATGACTTCGCAGGTCTGCGTGGGCACAAGATCACTGATATTGCAATCGGTGTCACGCAGGGGGCTGTCCGGTACCGTGTTCATGTATGCGGCGGTGACTGGCTGCCGTGGGTAACTGGATACGACATCAATGATGACAACAACGGATATGCAGGTAACGGTCAGGAGATCGATGCGGTTGAGGCATATTATTACTCTCCTACCGGCATGTGCCCGCTTCGCTGCGCTCATTACAAGGTTAGTCCGAATCTGCAAAGCTATTACCCGGAGCAGATCGACGACAATACCGACGGCGGTATGGACGGATTTTCCGGGAAGTACGGTAATACAATCGACCGTTTCCAGATGACGGTCGCATAAGGAGGACAAAATGCCAACAGAAGTTATTGTTGCGCTGATTGCCTTCTTAGGGACAGCAGTCGGCAGTTGGAGTGGAATTCGCATTTCCAATAAATTAGTGGATTATCGTCTCTGCCAGTTAGAAGAGAAAGTCGCAAAGCATAATCAAGTTGTAGAACGTACCTATAGACTAGAAGAACAGATAAA